CGGCAGCCAATTAACTGGTGTAACAGCTTCTAGTGTAAATGCCAATGCGTTGGTTGGCAATACATTAAGTTCAAATGTCTTGTACTCAAGTTTAACTTCAGTTGGCACACTTGGAAATTTAAGCGTTACTGGCAACATAGATGCAGGCAACTTACGAACAGCTGGACTTGTATCAGCAACCGCCAATGTAACTGGTGGCAATATCTTAACTGCTGGATTGATCTCTGCAACCGGTAATGTAGATGCTGGTAATGTTTTAACAAGTGGACTGGTATCAGCTACTGCAAATGTAACTGGTGGTAATGTTTTAACAAGTGGACTGGTTAGTGCAACTGCCAATGTAACTGGTGGTAATGTTTTAACAAGTGGACTGGTATCAGCCACTGCTAATGTAACTGGTGGTAATGTTCTAACTGCTGGGTTGATCTCTGCAACTGGTAATGTAGATGCTGGCAATTTGGTTACCGGTGGTAAACTTAATATTGTTGGCACGGTAATTGGAAATTTAATTCCTGATGCAGATCAAGTTTATGATTTAGGTGGACCAGGAGCTGCATGGAAAGATTTGTATCTGTCTGGAAACAGTCTAGTAATTGGCGGGCAGAAAATAACTTCCAATGCTACTAGTTTAGCACTCAGCAACACCACAACATCTGGTAATTTTTTTGCATCAGGAACAATATCGGCCACAGGTAATGCTACTGCTGGTAATATAAGAACGGCTGGATTAATAACTGCAACTGGTAATATAACCGGCGGTAATATCAACACCAGTGGACTAGTCACTGCCACAGGTAACGTTGACGCTGGTAATATTTTAACTGCTGGCTTGATAAGTGCAACTGGTAATATACTTGGTAACAATATCTTTACTAGTGGGTTTGCCAGCGTAATTGGCAATGTTATTACCTCCAACGTAAATGCCAGCTCAATCAGACCAGCGTCTGGCGAGTTAACAATTACTACTGCCACTGGCAATTTAAATCTGCAACCAGCAGGCAACATTGTTCTGGCCAACACATACATCAATAGTGTAGCTTATCCACAACAAGATACTGACGCTGCTACTAAATTGTATGTTGACAACATGGTGTCAACCGCATTGACATTTCACCAGGCAGTATACGCAGCCACAGCAAATACCTTGGCTAATACCACTAGTGGTTCAATTACCTACACACAACCTAATGGCGTAGCAAATGGTGTTGGTGCTACATTGGCCACAACTGGCTCATTTAACTTGATTGACACTGCTAATGTTCAAACTATTGGCACACGTATTTTGGTTAAAAACGAAACCAATGCAACGTTTAATGGTGTATACACATGGGCTAATGCTACTAATATTGTGCGTTCAGCAGATGCTGATGAATATGGACCAAATAGTGCAGAACAAATCAGTATCAATGATTACTTCTTTGTTCAGAATGGCACAACAAATGGTGGGTCAGCTTATGTGGTAGATGCTCCTTCAGGTACTATTACATTTGGCTCTAGCAATATTGCATTTGCACAATTCAGTCAAGCATCAATTTATACTGCTAACACTTCTGCTGGATTGAGCCTAATAGGAAGTCAGTTTAACGCTAAAGTTGACAATGATACCACAGCATTTGACGCTGGTGGCAATATCATTGTCAAGGCTGGTGCAAATCTAACTACACCTAACATTGGAGCCGCAACTGGTACCAGTTTAAGTTTGGTTGGTAATGCAATCAGTGGCAATGTGCTAACTGGTGGGGCGATATCATCAACTGGCAATATCACTAGTGGTAACATAACCACAGCTGGTGCTATTACAGCAACCGGTAATATCACTGGCAATTACTTCATTGGTAATGGTAGCCAACTTACTGGAGTAATTGCATCTGGTGGAGTTGGCAATACCATAACACTGGGTACACCTACTGACAGTAATTTGGTTGCCAATGGCGCCTATCAAGGGTGGACTACTGGTACGTTTGTAACTGATGGTCTAGATGACTTAAATCAAGTGGCATTTAACATTGCCAACAGCACTTATGTTGGCAACACATATATCACTGCCAATGTGTATTCTGGGCCAAGTCCACTATCTGTATCATTTACCGGACGGTACATCGGAAACCCCAACAGCTATTTGTGGCAGTTTGGTGACGGCACAGCCAACGTAACCACAGCCAATGCCATCCATACATTCTCAAATGCATTAGGCGGCACATTTACGGTGTTATTCACAGCCTTCAACACCAATGGTACATTTAACGGCAATGTTGCCAACGGAGCCAAAGGATCAACCAGTACTGCAAGCATTTCGAACATTGTGTTGTACACACCAAGTCCAATACCATCATTCACGCTCAGCAGTAACAGCTTCAACTCTGGCAATAGTGTCACAGTAACCAACACCAGTCAGTATGTGACTTGGTATGATTTGAGTTTTGGTGATGGCACATCCAATTTTGCTGCTGGTCCAGGATTGGGTAACACTTCGTTCACCACAGTAAATCACACATACAACTCTGCCGCAGCCAACACTGACAGTTTGTACAGCGTAATCTTAAGTGGTACCAGTAATACAGCGGGTCCTAGTAATGTAGTAGTAGTATCATCGGCTAGCAATGTTAAATCTTATTCGTCACAAGACAGCAACGTATTTGTTACTGCCAATGTGATTACTGTGATCAACGGTCTTGGCGTAGTGAGTTTTAGAAATGATTCAACCGGCACACCAGGCAACACAGCAAGTTTTGGAAGTCAACAGTTGTATAACTACAACTATGGCGATGGTAACGTTGCCAACATTAACGTTGGCACAGGCATTGCTGGCAATCCATCTGCTGCCAATGTGACAAATACATTTGTATTGTCGGGCGCAAATCAAGCAGCCAATGCATACCAACAGTTCACAGCCAACTTGTTCTTGTACACTGGCTACAGCACAAGTCCAGCCAAGTCAAGCAACATCACAATCAGTGTAAATCCGCAAGTTCGTGCCAACTTTATTGGCGCTACTGCAAACACCACTACCGATGCCACTGCCAACACTGGCAATGCCAGAGTGGGTTATATCTACACTGACTACACCGGTAATGACCGCGCACAATTCACATTCCAAAACACCAGTCAAAACAGTAACTTGGCCAACTGGTCTTGGGGCGACAGCACATTCAGTAACGGTGTGAGCAACGTAGGCAATACCCTGCACACTTATACTTCAACTGGTGCTAAGACTGTGGCGTTAACTGCCAATGGCACACCAAATGGTATTTCTAGTGCTGCTCAAAGCAATACATTAAGCAACATAGGTTATATCTTTATTGCAACCAACCCAACCGCACCGACCAATTTAAGTGGCTTCTCCAATTTGGCCATTGCCAACACCAGCGAAGGTACCAGTCCATTGTTGGCAGCAGGTGCAAGAGATGCTTCGGGCGGCAATATTGTTGCCAACGGAGCAAGCGTAACACGTTTTGCTGCCACAACTACAATTGCCACAGCAGCCAATATTGTGAATGCCAACACAGCTACAACTGGTACGCTGAGTGCGTATGTTAACAATAATATTTCTGGTAACGTAACATTTACCACCAACGGTAACACAGTAGGATCCAATGCTGCACTAGTCATAAGTGCTGATAGAGATCTACATGTGGCCAATGCTGCTGTGCCCAGCTACTTCTACAAAGTGTTTAACGCCAACATCAGTTGTGCTCTCAGCAGTCTTGGCACAGGTTACAACAACTATAAACTGGTACACACAGTATCTGGCAACACCAACTACGTGGGATTTGTCAAAGACAATTTAAACACAGCACCAAGTTTGGTTACTGGAAACATAGCCATAGTAGAAGGCACAGCAGGAACCTATAGATACATTTCTGGCATTCCTTATTACAACACCGGTTCGCCTACTGTGACCATTGCTAATTTGGCAGTGGCAAACTTGTCTGGGCAGACTTTTAGAAGTGCTGATCCGTTTGTGTTGGCCAGTGGAACAGTATCTGAAGGAACAGGTGCGTTAGTATCTGCAACACAAACCAAATCACTTAGTACCATTAACAATTCTGGCAGCAGTTTCTTGACAAGCGCAAACTTAAATGCCAACGTAGGTACTGCTTCAAATTACACACTTGGCAATATCACAGCCAATTTGACAGGTGCCAACAATGTTGTGGCTACTTTACAAGCCAACATATTCAATGTGATAGGAACCAGTGCCACAGTTCAATTGCCTGCTAACATACAGATGTATGCCGGCGCAAATTCAGGTGTGAACGAACAATCAATCACTGCATCAACCACAGGAAACACACAAGCAGCCATACGTGTGGTAATGAGTACTTCGGGCAACACTCCTGTGTTCTCCGACTCCACTAACTTCTATACTGCTAATGCCTGGTCAGGCGCCCAAACTATTGCTGGCACACCGGAAGCAGTGGTGCGTTATGGTGTACTTAAACAGTATGCAGTTGATTTGAGCACTGGCTACTTGCCAGTAGGACCAAACTTGTCAGTCACTGGTGGTCGCACAAGCACACAGTATTTTACTTTTGCATTTGCAAGACCCAGCTTAGCCAACTTTGACATTAGAATAACTTCAGCCACAGGCGTTGCAGGTGTTTGGATTGCAGCACCGGGAACGACTATTGACAAGAGTGGATTCACGTCGCCAACTCCGGGATTTCCAGGACCTACTAGTACCATTAATGGATGGCTGGAAACATACACACAGTATGCTGGATCAGGAGTTCCGGGTGCTGCTACTGGCACAGGTGGTAACGGTTCAAACGGTTGTGCTCTAACTGGCGTAGATGTAATACCGTTAAATACAGCAATCGCTAACGTAGCATACACAATGACTCTTGGATCTCAAAACGCCGCCAACAGTACTGGCACTAATATTTTAATCAGAATTGCATTAGCAAGTGGTCAAACCATATCAGACCTACAGATAGGAACAGCAACATAATGGCTGCTACATTTAACGAATCACAAAAGATTGACTATCTTTGGAAAAAAGTCGGTTTTGGTGTAACCAAAACTGCTGAACCCGCCTCCAAAGAAGCCTTTAACGAAAGCATTGCCAGTCCGTTGTTGTATCGCGGCGACCTTATCTGGACACAGAGCGGAGACATTCCGGCCACGCCTCCTGCAGCCACAACTGCGTTGGTACAGGTGTACAAGGATGGTGTTGGTAGCTACAGTCCCGCAGTACAATGTACAGAAGATCTAACTGCACCTGACAACCAAACCTGGAAAACAAACTCTACCAATTGGATTCCCACACAGTTTGGCGACAACTACCTAGTGCAGGTGTATGCTGGCGCCGCAAATATAAGCACTCCTCAAACCACAGGTACTAAACTGTTTGGCGCCGGGTCGGGCAGTGATGATACTTGGTTCTTTGACTACCAGTCTGGCGTTTTAAACTTCAATGGCGCAACCATCCCAACTGCTATTGGTACTGGGACAGCCAACACAATTTACATTGTTGGCTATAGATACGTTGGTGAGTTTGGTGTTGACACAACATTTATCGGCAACGGTACCAGTAATGTAAACATTGCTACTGCCAACGCCAACGTAACAATCAGTGTAAATGGCACGAGCAACGTTGCAGTGTTTTCCAACACTGGCGCATATCTTACTGGTTTGCTCAGTGCATCGGGCAATGTAACTGGCAATTACATTTTGGGTAACGGTGCGTTACTAACTGGAGTAGTTGCATCAAGTGCAAACGCTGACACGCTCACTGGAAACACACTAAGTTCAAATGTTTTTTACTCAAATTTAACACAAGTTGGCAATCTAACCAGTTTAAGTGTGGTTGGCAATACATCAAGTGGCAACATTAACATAACAGGATTTGTATCTGCCACAGGCAATGTGTATGGTAATGCCATACTATCTGACAATTATTTTTATGCAAACGGACAGCCTATACCCAGTGGTATTGTTTATACTGCTGACACTTCGCCACCGGCCTATCCGGACATAGGTGATCAATGGTATGACACTAACAGCGATGTTCTTTATGAATACATAACTGATGGTACCAGCGATTACTGGGTAGACACCACCAGTCCAGCATTTGCTGGCGGAGTTGTGGCCAATGTTGTGATATCAGGCAATATGATTCCAGTGGCGAATGTCACTTACGATATAGGAACTAGTGGCAGTTATTTTAGAACAGCATTTTTAAACACAGTAAGCGTGTCTGGCAATGTCGTGGCCAATAGCATTCGTAGTGATTTAATAACCACAAGCATACTGGCCAACACTACAGCTATAAATTTGCAAACAAATGGTACCAATGCTCTAAGTATTGATAGCAATCAAAATATCACAACTTACAAACGATTGCCAGCATCAAGCATGCCGTTGGGTGCCGCAGTTCAAACAGTGATGAGCAACACGTCAGGAGGAAGTGCAACTACTGCGACTTCGTACATAGATGTTACATCAGCTACAGTGAATATTACATTGGGATCATCCACTAGCAAAGTGTTAGTAATAGTATCAGGCACCAGCGAATTTACCGCAGTAGCCAGTGGCAACGTTACTGCCAGCACCCGTTTGGTTCGCAACAGCACAGCACTACAACAACAAAGCTATGGAACAAGTGTTACTTCTGGCGGTATTGCTCAATTATCACCGGTGGGTTTTTCTTATTTAGACAGTCCAGGAACCACTTCGCCGTTGACATATAAGTTACAACAAAAAACGTCTAACTCGTCAAGCACATTGACCAGTTCGGAAATTTGGATTGTTGCCATGGAGATTGCAGCAGTATGATTACTAAAATTCAAGCTATACAAAGTTTGGTACCCGGAGCAGAAGTATCTGTTGCATTAAACAGTGGTGAAGTGATGTGGATCAAACCATCTTACGCACCAGTTACTGACGAAGAAATTTTTGCAGAACAACAACAATTACAAAATAAATTTAACTATCAAGAATATCGTAGAAATCGTGCAAAAGAATATCCTAGCATCGAAGAACAATTAGATGCGTTATATCATGCAGGAGTTTTTCCACCAGAAATGGCCGAGCGTCTAACCGCAGTTAAACTCAAGTATCCGCGTCCAGAGTTGACACAAGAAGAATGGACAACTCAGCAATCAGCAGTTTCAACGGGTGCAACATCTGCTGCTAACCACCAAATAAGATTCCCAGCAGGTCCTGAGCCGTTTGCAGTGGCACCGCAGAAAATGACTAGAGAAGAATGGTTATCTGCCCAAAGTACCCCAGATAAAACAAATTCTTCTTTGTCATAAGTATACATAACCGGAGCATTTTTAATATGGCATTTCCAATTTCGCCAACAAATGGGCAAATAACAGTAGTTAACCAGGTATCGTACCAGTATAGCACGGCCACAAACAGCTGGACAAGAATTCTTTCTACTGCCAATATTATCACGGCTAACACAATTGCAGTCAACGGTGTCTTGACTGTAGGCGGCATAATCAGTGCCATCGGCAACATTACATCCAACACAGGATCATTCTTTATTGGTAACGGTAGCCAACTTACCGGTCTAAGTTCGGCAGTTAGTGTTAGTAAAATTGAAAATGGTACCTCAAACGTAAAAATTGCCGCGGCCAACGCTAATGTTTCGGTGTCTGTGGACGGTATTTCAAACGTGTTGGTATTCTCCAACACAGGTGCTTTTATCAGTGGTGTTGTTAGTGCTTCGGGCAATATTGATGGCGGAAATTTAAACACTGGCGGCCTGGTCACAGCTACAGGTAATGTCACTGGCGGCAATTTATTAACTGGTGGCTTGGTTTCTGCAACTGCCACAATTACTGGTGGTAATGTGTTAACTGGTGGATTGATTTCTGCAACCGGTAATATTACTTCGGCAGCTAATGTTTCAGGTGGTAATGTTTTAACCGGTGGCGTGATTAGTGCAACTGCTAACATAACCGGCGGCAATTTGGTAACCGGTGGCGTGATTAGTGCAACTGCTAACATAACCGGCGGCAATTTGGTAACTGGTGGCGTGATTAGTGCAACTGCTAACATAACCGGCGGCAATTTGGTAACTGGTGGCGTGATTAGTGCAACTGCTAACATAACTGGTGGCAACTTAACCAGCCTGGGAAAAATTAGTGCTGGTGGTAACGTAGATATTACCACCAACTATTATTTCGGAAATGGTAGTCAACTTACAGGCATCATCACATCAGTTGCCAACATCAATAATGGCACATCAAATGTCAGCATCTATGCAGCCAATGCCAATGTAGCAGTCAGTGTAGATGGCACAAGCAATG